AACCCCATTGCCAAGCATTCTAATCCTGTCCGCTTGATTTACTCCATCCATGACTTCGGTAATTGAGTCCATCCGATCATGTCCCTGCCCAACATCAGTGTTTCCACCCAAGCAGGATTGAGAATCAACTTTCTGTATAACTCTTGGCGGCTCCCATTCTTTTTGACAGACATTAGGTCTAGATGGGAACTGAGTGCTACATCTGGTAGTAATCTCCTTGGCTTTTTCTGTTGAGATTCGATTGAATAATGACCCTTGTAATCTCTTGCCGTAGGGGTTGGGTAGTTCAAGTGGGCCACCTGCCTTGGCAGAGTGTCGTTCCTTGCCTTCCCGTCCTTCCTTGGTGGCAATATTCTGTCCACTGGATCGAAGTGATCCCTCGCAATTGGAGTGATCCAATTTTTCTGCAAATATGTAGATTCGCTTTCTTTGATGAGGGATTCTGCCTCCATCTTCTCCGATAATTTCACTCGCTGAGAAAATTCCCCACTCAACCTCGTAACCTCTTTCTTCCAAATCTCTGATGACTTCTTTGAGTCCGATATTGATATGATTACTGACATTTTCAAAGAACAGGTAACTTGGATTGGCAACATCAATTGCTTTGAGGATGTAGGGAAACAAGTGTCTTTCATCATGGATTCCTTTTTGAAGCCCAGCGGATGAGAATGGTTGGCATGGGTAACCACCGCAGATGAAATCAATGCCTTCTCGAATGCAGTGTAATGGGAGTGTTTTAAGATTCGTCCAAATAGGTGACGGCACCATTTGATTCTGCTCCATCTTCGCAACCAAATTCGCAATTGCGTAGGTTTCGATTTCCACATTAATGATGACTCGATTTTTGATCCCAAGGAGTTCAAGTCCTCTTTCGATCCCACCATACCCTGTGCAGAGGGAAAGTACTCCAAGTTCTTTGGTATTACCCACATGATTCATCAGAATGGGACATCTTCGTCCAGATCTGGATCAGCAGTTTGTTCAGAAATTTCATCTGGAACTGCATCCACCGCAGCCGCAACCGTAACCCGTGACGCTTTTGGATAGAACCGTTTGATGGTGTCATATCCTTGCTGATTTTTCCCTACATTGATCTTCACTTCTTCGCCAATCAGTGAATCAAAATGGGATGTGTTAATTGCATCCGCAGACGGTGCCTCCAGCCCAGCAGCTTTGAAGATATCTTCTACTCTCCAATGTGCCCTTGGGGTGAGGAAAACAGAATCATATAATGACTCACCGTTCTCCAGTGCATAGAGAATCTTAACATAAAGATTCCCAGACTTTGTGACAAATTCTTGTCCCTCTTGTGATGTGGTATAAATACCCTTTATAGTTGCATTCATATTAGTTTTGTTAATTAGACTTTGTTTCGTTCTGTCACCTCATTGTGCCAGACCTTTGCACAGTTTTCCCAGAACCTGTTACATAGTGATACAGGGTCTCCGAAATCTAGTTCGATGGAACCATCCATGTGACGGTATCCAATTGCTACAGGAACGCTCGTAATCGCATCCAGAGCAGCCTTATCTAGGATGTCTGGCCAATAGGAGTCTTCTGCCCTGTCAATGTAAGCATCAATAGCTTCCTGCTTCTTATGAGTCTTAGGTACGACAACAGTATCCCTGTCAAACGGTGGAATAATGTCTTGCAATTCTTCCAATGTCTTTGGTGCCGTTTCGATATCGAAAACCATCCAATTATCGCAAACATTCCAAGTCTCATTGATTCGCTCAAAGACTGCATTTGCTAAGACAATATCATTCTCCAAATATTCTTCCTGCTTGGATCTTTCCCAGAGATGAAAATTCTTTCCGTTCTCCTCTTTTCCCTCTAAACCAAATGCTTTAGCTAATCTGTTGAGACTTACATATTTTGCACCCATCCTTCCAGCTTGGTGCCATGCCATTGTATCATAAAAGATCTCTGGCCAATATCTGCCTCTAGCTGGCTGCAAAAATGCATGACCTTGGGCACCCAAATAAGTGGTTGCATGGGTCATGTAGCTCAAATCAAATCCAAAGATATTGTGACCAACAATTCTACTAACGCTCATGCTGCCCTCCTTTCAGTAAGGGATGAGCTGCTTCAATACCGTCTAAGATTTCCTTGGTCTGCCAGTCATCATATCTCCAGCCTGTGATCTTTTCTACACCATGAAATATAGCACCATGTGTACGGCCAAATTTCTCGGCAATTGACTCGTAAGTGTCACCGAGCAAATAGGCATAGTAATAGATCACCTGTCTTGCTATCGCTACAGGCTGCCTGCGGTTTCGGCCTTTAACATCACCCTCTTTCACACCGTAGGCATCTGCTATGATTGTAGTTAATTCTGGAATACTCATGCTGCCTTATTTCTCCAAGCTTCTACCTTTGCGAAGATCTCATCATCACTTAGGTCCAAGAATCTTTTTAAATTTTCTTCCTTAGTCCTATGAGGGACAAACCCAGTTGCCTCGGCCCAGTCTGTAATCGCAAGCTCGGCAAGTCTGGCATCGACATCATCAACCAACTGTGGATCTCTAATTGGTGGCTTTTTTGATGCAGGAGCCTTTTTTGCAGGAGCCTTTTTCTTTGATGGTTGGCTACCTACTCCATCGGTATCTTCATCCGCTGGGCAAATGTTCAACATGCCAAGCAAAGCATATCTTTTTCCATAGGTTAGTGATGCCCCGTAATCCTGTACTGGATTACTTCCAAATTTAATCGGCACTTGTGCCTGCTCAATTATATGCTGGCCGCTCTTATGAAACAGAACCGTTTTTATGATAACGGTAGTGTCTTCAATTTTACCAGCAGCTTGATAAATGCCGACATCGTGCTTTTTCAATATTGGCTTTACGAGCGTAAGGATCGAATCCAGCGTTGCGTATTTGTAACCGTAACCCTGTGCGTCCTTCGTAGGATTGGCCAACTCCGATTGAGCAGCAAGCAGAGCAGCGAATATATGAAGTGGAATGGGAGCATTCTGTACTTCGTTTTCATTAGTTTGATTTTCATTCATATTGATTTAGTAGGTTAAGCAGGTCATCTAACCTGCATGTAAAAAGTTCTTCCGAGTGGTTTTTTTTGTGGATCACACATGGCGGCTTGCCTGCCTTCTTTGCATCTGCAATTGCTTGAGTCATGGCAGCGTAAAGGTTCAGCTTCTCCACATGCTTGCACTCCAAATGGAACGGAAAGTCTGGGGCGATAACATCAGCATCTCCATTGGCTCCACAAAATTGTTGGCCCCGTCTTGCAGTATAACCTGCATCATTGAGAATGTGAGCAATGGCCCTCTCAAATCTGGCTCCCTTTTGCTTACTGTTGATCTTCTTGGTCATCAATTAATTCTCCTAAGACTTCCAGAAGTTCTGGGATTGAACCTTGCCATGGACCTTTGGTCTCTAGCTCAATTGCGTGATCATTTGTGACACTGATGTTTAAATTGTTAACCGTAATTGATTTGTTAGTTAACAATTTACAAACAGAAGTCTCATGACTTTTTATAGTATATCCTATATCGTTACATCGTCCTTTCCACTACACCGTTAATTCGTTCTTATGAGCAGTGAGATCAGAATAATATCTCTCCGCTACTTGAACGCTATTTCTTAGCTGCTTTGCTGCATGGTAAATACCATGCTCGGTTGCCAACCTAGCACCAAGAATCTTTCTAAGACGATGGCAGGCTTTATTTTCATTAATGCCTACCTCGGTCTTCAAAAACTTAATGAATCGTTTGTGAAGTCTTTCTCCACCCTCTACGATTTTTCCTTGAGAAAACTGCGAGGTAAAAAACTCAAATACTTGTTGGGATACAGGTACTTTTTCTGTAACACCATTTAAGTTTTTTAACTTCGTTCTCTTCGTGGCAAAAGGCAGCAGTAAAAAATGCTGCCCATTGAAAGTGGTAAAATCTTCGTGCTTTACTTGGTAGATCTCTGACTTTCTCAAGCCGCATCCAAATGCAAGTAAATAGATTTTATAAAATGTTGGATGTTCTTCTTTAGCCGCATTGAAAAAATTAATAATGTGGTCCACCTCAATATCAGAAGTTGAGAAAGGCTGGGACACTGTTGTCTCTGGGATGAAACTAGAAAAATTCCCAAAGACGCTGGTGTCCCAGCCCTCTCGTTTGAACAACACTAGATTTTTGCGACCAAATATGCTGCGAACCTGCCGTAACTTATGAGGTAAATTGTAAAGTGTTTCCCACCGTTCTGGCAGGGTACGGCCTAATTCATCTGTCTTTGCTAAGATAGAAATTGGCTCATCAAGAGAGATCCCCTCTCTTTTGCAGTAGTCTATAAAGTTAGCTACATTTTTCTTACGGGTAGTAAGACTACCAGTTCCATGCTCAAGATAAAAGTCCAGCAAGGTACGAAGACTGATGAGACCATCAATCTTTTGATGAAATTTCTTAACAACGGTTTCAATGTCTAGTCCAGTAAGTTGGGCAAGTGGAACATATAAACGCTGGGTATGAGAGTTGCCTTTATATGTAAATTTAAGGGAAACAAATTTTCCATTGTCACTAATAGTGACAGGGGTATCCACACCATCATATGTGACATAATTACATATTCTTGTGAAGTTTTTTCCACAAGAAATTTTGGAGGCGCGGATCGGAATCGAACCGATGATAGAGGATTTGCAGTCCCCTGTACTATGTCTGACCGTGTTCATTTGGTTGTTAATTGAGATATATAGAGTCTATTGAGACAGTGTCAAGACTAAGATCCAAGGGTCAATAATTTTCTTTCTATATCGTAGCTTACGATAATTTCTCCATGCTCTCCGTACCAGTGTAGTTCACAATCGCTAATCTCATCCCCGTCACAATCTAGGTATTGCTCATAGCAGGGTCTGACATTTCTTTTGGCAGCGGCTTTAGTGATCTTAATTTGATCTGATGCGTACCTTTCTGGGTACCATGTAAGTTCAAAGTCTATTGCTTGGTTAAATGCTTTTTTAAGTTTCATTCGGTTGGTCTCCTTATTTCAGTATTGGTAAAATGGATTTGATTTCCAACCATCGTAGGGAGTGCCAGTATCATTTAACCATTCAGTCTGACTCCTGTCTGATAAGTTGTATTTTATGATTTGCAAATCTTCGACAACTCTGTGGCGATTTCTAGCAATCCAGTTTTGTGCAGATTGCAGCTTTGCAAACTTAGGTGAATAAACAAAGGAGCGAACTCCAATGAAAAATGCTTGATATATAATTTTGTTGTTCATGGTGATAATCTTATTTATTGGGAGACAAATAGCAAGTACTAAATTAAAGTTCTTGAAAGTAAGTAAATTCATAATCCTCTGACCAGAGTCTATCTTTACCTTTCTGAAAATCATTTCTGATCCAGTCTTGTACTTTGGGGTCATCAAGCCATTGTGTGCGATCTAGTATTTCCTTGAATCTATGCCCTGCTCGTTTTGTGAGTTGCTGTGCGTGTTCATGGGTAATCAAATAAGACTTACCCTGTTTCCAGTAATTGTTATATATAAATAATTTGAAGTTCATTCGGTTGGTCTCCTTAATTAAAAATTCCTTCTGCTTCCCTCTCGCAACGCTCTGCATAAGCACAACTTTCAAGATAATCGTGAGGCACTTCTTCGAACCACTTATCTAGATTTACTGATCCGTGATCCTTTATACGCTGAATAAAATTATCTGCTTCGGTTCTTGAAGCATGACCCCATGAGCAAAACTCGTTGTTAACATATTTTTTACCATCAAGCTCAAGTCCAACAAAATGATCTGCGAAGTAACCAACTTCGATCCCTTCATCTTCTCCTTCTTCGATAAATCTTTGTTTAAGGTCACCCTCGAACCAATAAAGATAAGCGTTAACTGAATTTATATTCACTCTTGATTTCTGTGTAGCATTGTTGTTCATGTTGGTAATCTTACTTATTGGGAGCCATTATGCAAGTACTAAATAAAAAAGGTTGTGTCATAAATTATTTAGATAATCTTTCGATGAGATCAGTAAGATCTTTCTTAATATGATCTTTTGAGACACCTAAATTTCTGTCACCGTTTTCAAATAATTCGGTTACAATGTTTTCAAAAACAACTTCTAGTGCATCCTGCCGTTTTGATCCTACAAAGTATCTGTAGTCTTCGTTAAGTTTGTTTACGAGTGATATAATTTTGTTGTTCATTCGGTTAGTCTCCTTATGCGTGTTCGTACCCTAAGTCTAAAAGTATATCTCTAACTTTCTCACGGTCTGTTGAGTCAGCAAGAAATTCGCAATCTTTACGCTTTTGTACAAGCTTGCAAGCACTTATAAGATCAGCTTTTCGTAAATCTTTAAGTCTGAATGTTGCAGTCTCATTAAAGTAAAAGTCGCAGCAATAATTGATGAAAACTTTTAGTGCTTTAGGTGATTGATATAGGTTGATTTCGTTGTTCATTCAGTTGGTCTCCTTAAAATTTTGCTTTGAGTTCTCGTAAGCTGCGAATTTTTCTCACTTGGTGATTACAAACATGATCACGAGTTTCCTCGTCCTTTAGTTTTTCAAGTTCAACAAGTTCTCTTTCTGCTTGTAGAAGCAAATATACTAACCCATCTGTTACAAACTCGGTTTCTTTTTTAGTTAATTTTATATTTATGTCGTTCATGCTCTTACTAATGGGGAGACAATAAGCAAGATGCAAGAAAAAACTTTAGGGGACTTATGTCATAAAGTTTATACTCTACCGAGCGAGGGGATTATTGCCTTGAATCGCAATGTTGTTGCGGACTTCAGCTTTTAGCTGGACCTCTTCAACTTGTTCCTCGGCAGGTGCCTCCTCATTAATTTCTTCCTCAATTATTTCTTCCTCGTTCATAACTCAATAGGTGGTTCAATTTGTGCGTAACTTGTAAAATTTCTAATGGCTTCTTGGTCACGCTCAGAGTGTCTGGATGTAGGGGTTCTTTCCTTTCTCGACTGCATGTTTGTACCTTTGGCGGCCCCCTCCGATTTTGCGGACAACTTCTTCGGTTGACTTTGGCTCGCCCGTGAAGTCTTCGATAAATTTTTTCCTTTCAGATAACTCATTTGGATATTTCCCTTCTAGTAAATATTTTTGTGTAACATCTAGCGAACTGTGCCCTACTGCCTCTTTCTTTATCATGTTCCATGTAATCCAATGCAAGGCAAAGATGCTTGGTTCAAGTCCATGAGTCGAAAGCTGCTCCCGTAGAAAAGGTTCATTCTTCTCAATCAGTTTATTCATAGCAACCTCAATACTCTTGAATACTGCCAGACCTTCGGTGCCAGAAAGTAAAGTTACATAAGTGTCATAGAAATTACTTTTCTCCACTGGGGTTCCATCCTTTTCGTATCTGAATGGGCGGCCATCCGATTTCTTATCGAGATAATCTTTCCAGAGATTAATTAATTGCCAACGGTCAATGATTACTAAGTCATCACGGGCAATGGTTGCTAAAACGAAAGATAGAATCTTGTTGCCCAAGTAGGCCCCACCAAATCCCTGCTTGAAAAATTCGTCACGCATCTGGCTGCCTGTTAGGTCTGCATTATTTATAATGTCATTCAATTGATCCCAGCGGCCATTAAATTCTGTAAGCACCTTGTGCATACTGTTGGCATTCATGGTTACTGCATTGCCTGCAAACGGTTTCCTCTTTGGCTTGCCATCCTTACCTAAGACTGGCCTACCCTTCCCGTCCAAAACATCTGCTATCATGCCACCTTCTTTAGCAGACTTTAAGAAAGTAGAAACATGGTTAGTCCATTCATCTAATGATACATCAAAACTTCCATCTATAGAGTCATATAAGTAGTCTAATGTTTTCTTATTATTTACTAGAGCAATCCACCCAGACTCTTGTGCTACTGGTGCAGCACTAATTGACATGACTCCCCACATTGCATGGAGTGCAGTCATAATGGTTGGTATTTCACCCTGCTTGGCCTTCTCATGGTTAGGCATTACTGATGCTAACCCATTAAGTGCAGACTCTAAATATTCTGGATCTTCATTTATTTTTTCTAAGAAAAATTTCTGGAAGTCACCTTCATTAGTTATCCAACGGTGCAGAGTGGCAGGTGGAATAGCAATCTCAGTAGGTATGCTCTTCTGGGTACGCAAGGCCATTACCTTTGCCCAGTTCTCTAAACTGGTTCCACCGTCCTCCATCTGTGCCTGTAAAGAATCTGCCAGAGCATTTGCTTCAAGTATTTGATTCCATCCACGCTCGGACATTGTCTCCAGTGACTTGGTCACATAGTTTTTATCCTTTGCGATAACATTAGGCTCAATGATCAGAGAGTCATGCTCTGATATAATTTTGCCCTCCTTCTTAAACTGGGCTACCGATTTTTTTGGTTTGGCCTTGCCTCGTAATACTTTCTGGGCGGCCTTTTTTGGATCGTAACTTAGTCTGTCCCTTGCTTCATCCGCAAGTTTATGCAACTCTTTCCAATCATCTCCTCCGTAGAGTCTGTGAATCCTATCGATAGCAAGTAATCGTCTATATCTTTTATTGTTCGGCCACTTGACGCTTGCTTTCCTAAAGGTTCCTGCCTTGATCCCTCTGCCTCTGAAGTCATTGATGAATTGCTCAACCCGTTCTGCTTGTGGTTGCGCTTCGGTGGCAAATATGAGTTTGTTTGTTTCGGTGTCATAGGTAAATCCTCCCTGTAGATCATACTTACTTAATGTTTCAAGTGAAGTCAAAACTTCTGCTTTCATTGGATCGATGTCCAGAACATATTCACGCTGCCTGCCCCGTGTATTATATTCTACAGTCATTACAGAGTTTTGAACCTCTGGTGCCAGTGAACCAAGCAAAGCCACTGCCGTTTCCAAATCTTCTGGCCTAGAGTACTTAACACTTATGCGTTGAGAATTTTCTCTTGCTATAGAATTAAGTTCAGTATCTTCCCAGCCGCCAATTGTTTGATATGCATCTTCTACTACCAGTCCGAGTGACTTGAGAATCTTTTTATTCTCTGACATAAATCGTTTGAAATATGCCTGCTTGGCCATGCGTTTAGCATAGGGTATAGATGGTAAAGTTTGCTCACGCAAGGCAGCTACCCCAAAGGAAGCCTGCATGTTTCCTTTCTTAGCTGCTGCCCTGTTTTTAACTGGGGGCAATGATGGACCCTCCCAGTCTCTTTTCTTTGGCATGAAATTGCCAGTTGGTTGAGAATAAATTACGGATGTATCTTCTCTGTTTCCACGGTTAGTCCTATCATGTATTGCAGTGAAATCATACTCAATCCCTGCCTTCTCGATGAGTCCCTTCATGGCAGGAGTTAACTGTCCTTGGAAGTAAACTTGATTCCCGTCTTTCTTAACCCTCATTAAACCAGCATCCAGACCTTTCATAGTCATGGTTCTTTCCTTGCTGGCCATCACTTTACTTTTGTACCTGTCATCATCTGGGAACTCATCAAAGAATCTGGCCAGTACCTGTTCGTGATTAGAATAAGGTGCCTCTAAGAATCCACCGTTAGGAAACAACCATCCACTGGTTTTGTTTAATGCAGGCAGCCTGTCACCACTCTTAACCTTGGCAGGCATGTAGCGAATGTCTGGATTGCCAGAGTCAAATGTACCTTTGTTGCCTGTAGCAGACTTTATTTGGGATGGTTTAAATGCAATAAAAACTTCCTTCCTGTACTCTGCTCCATCGTAACCCTTTTTTTCTAAATCTTTAACCATGTCCCTAAAGTTAGGATCACTTGGCGAAAGATTCATATCCCTCAAATTAGCAGGATTTTTTATACTAAGGTAAACTGGTTTTGTTCTATCTCCTATGTTCTCAGTGTAGCGTGGATCAATATGAAACATTGAAGGAGTTTCAAATTTATTAAATTCACTTCTGGTCCCATGATAAACTACTCTTGGTTCACCTTTTTCATCTAGTACTTTTGAGTCACCAAACCATTTCTTAAATGCCTTAGTGTCAGTGGTTCCCTTCTTTGCAGGCATGAAGAATCCATCCTTACCAAAAGTTTTTCCTGCCAGTTCCTTCTTTGCATTCTTGGCAAATACTGATCGGCCTACCTGCACAACCATGTCCGCACTTTCCACTGCAATCCTATGGTCTCCACGGTCATAGAAATAGGAGTGTCTCTCTGGATCAAATCCAACCTGTGTCCATGTGCCATCCTTGTTTTCCAGTGCCCGTTTAGCTAGGTTTACCGCAGCTTTCTCGGACATCTTTTTGTAGGTGCCATCAATGATTGCGAATGGACCTTTACCTTTCCCTTCAGCTACACGCAATGCACTCTTGTATGGGTTACCGAATGAAGCATCAGTTACCACTGCCGTAGACTGATGAGAAACCGTTTTCTTATTTACATAAATAGTAGGCACCCATGCTTTCAGCGGACCATCATAGCTAGGTATGTCCAGCCTTAGAGATGCCTTATCTCCAGTCTTTAAACCATCCCTGCGATTGATCTTAGAAATTTTACTTTCATTGCCCTGCCTTCTAATTGCCTCATCAATTTTTTCTTCTGTCTCTGGAATGATATCTTTTTCAGTCAATGTATCTACTGGTAGATATTGGTCCACTCCTTCGGCATATTGGTCTGGTGTAATAAATCCATCCCGTAAATCTTTTGCCATCTGCTGGAGTTCTGCGACCCTTGGTCTCTTGTTTGATTTCCCTGCGGCAACTACCATGGATGATTGCAGGTTTCTTTTCCTTGCCTGCTTGTAATCCATGCCTCTGGACAATGAGGGCATGTAGTTATCCCTCATGTTGTAGTAATCTACTGCAAACCCAGTTGTCCCAGTCCTAGATGCACCGATTAATTCACCAATGTAATAGGACTTAATCCCATTCTTTATGCCATTTTTCTCTTTGCTCCAAAATTGTTTATTTACTGGTTGCTTTAGTGCATCCGCTTTGAGCGTAGTTGACCCAAATGCCATGGCGAATAATTCATTCTCACCCTTACCCTCTGGATTGATCCTTGCCTCTGGACCGTATTTTCTAAATGCAGTTTTTGAATGCTCGGTTAATGCTTGTGCAAATTTTTGCGGATCGTTTCCGTAATCTTTGAGAAGACCTGCCTGTGCCATTGCGATGATGTTAGACTCTACAACTTCATTTTTGTAGGCCATTACTTTCATAGCAGGATGCTGAACCTTAGTCTCACCAGTCTTTCTGTTCTTACGCTTTGCTGGTGCTTTAGGAGAAAACTGAAAACCAAATAAAGTAATGTCAGAAATCAAATATGGATTATAGTCAGACCACTGGCCTTGAGAACCTGTCCTGTGGCCTATCCTTACGGTCTCTCTGGAGTCTACCAAGTCCTGTGCAAGGTTCAATATGGCATCCACAACATCTGGCCTTAGGGAGTGCTTCTTGAGAAATTTTCTGATCTCTGGATGCATGTTTTGATTAGATGCATCTCGGCCAAGGCCAACATATTTTTTATCTAAGTCTTGGGTGACTCGATTCATCACCTCTTCAAACTCATCAAACATCTGCTGGTCTTTTAATATGAAATCATTTCCAGCAAGTAAGTCCCATGTAAGTCCACCGTTTTGTTTCTGAAAAGTTGACTGTGCAGTGGTCCCTTTTTTTGGAAAAACTTTTGTACCCTTGTCTACAGATTCTGCCCTGTCGGCCTGCAATCTCCTGCCCTCTTCAATGTAATTTTTGTACATCTGCTTGAGAGAATCTGGAACCTTCATGTCTGGAACAATTGCATTAGGTGCCCCACTCTTAGGATCTACTAAGCCAAATTTACTGAGGGCGGTTCTCATGGCTCCTGCCATGGTTGCCCTAAATTGCGGCTGGAACATATTGAAAACATTTGGATCTTTTGTGAAAGTGGCAGCAAACATGTCTGCACCAATTTCTTCAGCTAACAAAGCACCGTCTTTTAAAATTCTGTCTGCCATTTGCGGATTTGTTTTCCGCACTCTATCAGAATAATTTTGTGCAAATTCAATTGCTTCACCATTTACTTTGATTGGAGCAATAGTCTCGATGCGATTACCCTTTTTGTCTAAGAAATAAAACTCTTTACCCTCTGGGTCTTCAAAGCTTTCTAGTACCTGCCTACGGGTTGCAAGATCTGTCCCCAGTCTTTGCTTCATAAAATGGTGACCTAGTTCATGTGCAAATATATGAGCAGCCTCATCCACGGATGCTACCATGTCATTTTTATTTAGAACCATCATGCCCATATCCCTATCATAATGTGCTGACGGAACTTGGTCCTTGTCGATTTTCGTACCTGCTTTTTCTGATACAAAATCTGACAACTCATTGAGATCCATGATCTGTATACGCAATCCCTCAATGGGTGCCAATGCATCCATAGTTGCAAGTGTTACCGCACTGTCTGGACTGACCTTTGCAAGATCTTTTATTTCTTCAGCAGCATAGACAGAATTTTTTCTGGCCATATAATCACGAATACTTTGCTGCGATCTCTTTGTAAGTTTTCCATTTGCAGTGCTTCTGACATCTTTACCAGAACCTCTAGGACCGAATGCAGCACCCATGGGACTGGCCATTGCTACACCTGCACTAGCAGCCTGCCCTGCCTGTTCATCAGATGCACCAGCAGCATATTGTATGGCCGCCTGTAAGGCACCAGCAGAAGTGCCTGCAACAATAGCATCAAATGCAATGTCGTACATTTTTGTGCCATGCATTTTCATTGCTCTCGTTGCCATCTTGCGAATCTTAGGACTGACAGTTTCGCTTGTCGCTAACCTGTATAGAAAACGCTCATGGGAACTGGGCTTAGAAAATACTTTTAATACTTCTGATGCATTTCTTCCGACCTTTTCGGCCAGACCTGTTGCCATTTTTCCTACAGTAACACCTGCGGTCCCAGCAAGTAGTGTAGCATTATCACCTAATGCCCATGCACTAGCACCAACTGCATTTGCAAAAACCATGGTTTTAGATCCAGCAATTTTTTCTGGAATCTTAAACACAGAATTTGCCAGACCAGAAGCCTGTGCCATTTTCTTAGTTACAGGAGCAGCAACCGCAGCAGTTCCCTTCAATCCTTTTCTTAAAGTGTTAGTGTATGCTTTATTAAAAACTCCGAAACCTCCAAACCAGTTAGAGGGATCTGTAAAATCTCTGAGTGCATTGATGTCTTCCACATACTTGCCGCCTGCACCCTCCTCCATTTCTTTCTTACTGATGTCATGGAAATAAGTTAACATTTCATTTTGCCGAGCATGATGGTTTGCTTTCTTTTGCTCTTCAGTAAGGTCATCAGATTCCATTGCCCTCTCTATTATCTGCTTACCTATAACACCTAAATCTTTTGTGCCTAATTTTACTGAGGTGCCTACTGCTCTATAAGCATCCCTGTCACCACCTATCAAACCTCTTAGTAAAGATTCATTCTTTAATGCAGGCAGCCAAGTATCTTCTATGTATCCAGTAAAATCCAGTGACCCCATAAAGGCAGCAGCACTTTCAAATGTTGTACGATTTTTATTCCTGTCGTACTCGGCATCTGATTCTGCTCTTGTTAAATATGGAACCTCAGTGGCTTCTGGTAAAACAACATTGTTAGGTTCTTCTACTTCATATTTATCAAACAGTGAATTTAACTTTACCTCTGGCATTATATTCCCTCAACTGTTGCTCTGTATAATTCGTAACTTCTCTTATCACTCTGGCCAGACATCCAAGGCCAATTATCTCTTTTAAACTTCTTGAAATCTCCAGATTGGTAATTCATTTCTTTTAATAAATTATCAACTAGTTTTCTCTCCGCAGATCCCTCTTTATACTTAGCCGCCTCTCTCATTAGCTCTTCTCGTCTGACTTCATTTTTAGTCTCAAAGATATCTATGATATCAAGGGCAGCAGCAGCGACACCTACTCCACCAGAAAATGCTACTTTGATTAAACTCTTTGCAATGGATTTTCTTAGACCCTTCTGCGCGAGACTGTCGGAAACACGCTCCTTTATTCGATCCTTGAACTTTCGTTCCAGTGTTTCTCTAATCATTAGATCCTTACCCTTGCCTCCTCTTCTGCTGATTTTGCTAATGTCAACATCCATGTCTTTAGCAAACTTCTTGATCTCTGACATTGGTGCGTTGCGAAACCCTTTTATTGCATCTTTATACATCTTATTGTTTTCGCCTAAATCTTTTAACATGCTGCCACGATCTAGGTTTTTAGATATATAATTACCAAGGAACTTTCCACCTACTGCACCAATAGAAGCCTCAATCACATTTTTTCCAGTCAAAGAATCTGGCATTACACTGTCTACATCTGGTCTATTAGAGTTATCTATTTCAGCAGGTGTACCAGTATTTGGCTCAAAATCTGTAGGTGATTGAGCTTCCTTTGGCTGCTGCGGAACACTTACATCATTGCTTGGCGGCTCATAATTTCTTGCCATGTTTATAAATGCAGAGATCTGGGATGGTCTAAGATTTGGATTAGATTCACGCAAAGCAGCGATCACTGATTCTTCTCCATCTATATCTAGTGCCCTATTTAATTTGCCTAGATCTTTTGGTGCCATGGTAAATCTGTGGGCTTTGTGCCAGTACTGACTAAATGGACTTAGTGCAAGCAGCCGATCTTCTGGCACTCCAGTATATGCATTCTTTAAATAGTCATGCAGTTCTAAACCATGATCTTGTAGCCGCCTTTGATTAACTTTCATAAATGCTTCAGTTGCATCTTTAATCATAAGCAAATCCTGTGCAGTTGCTCTGGCACCAAGACGAATATTAATTGTTTCACCTACACGATCAGCAAATCCATTTCTCACATCCTCTTCAGTAGCCTGCCGTGTTTCTATTTTGTCACCAAGAAATCTTGTCTTCAATCTATCCCATGTACTCTGGGCATCAGAAGCACCCTTCACTGCATCGACATCGTCATTGGTCATTACACCAACCCCATTGGCAAGCCTAGCAAATTGTCGAATAACAAAGCCTGCCGTAGATGCATTCTTTACTACATAATTACCGCTTTCATCTTGTGCTAACGCATTCTTCAAACCAGTGTCGATTCTGGAATTTGTTTCCTCAGCTTCCATCCATGTTTTTGAATTAGGATTCTGATTCCACCACTTATCAGCAGAGGCCATTATCTCATCTGGCTCATAAGTGTCATCTTGTAAATTCTGGCGAATCCTTCTGGAATCCTCTCCACCCATGTCTGGGTATGCAGCAACAGTCGAATCTAGTAATGCGGCCATCCCCTGCCTGTCTGATGGATCCCATGCATCGTTCTGAATTAAACTATTTTTCCACTTGGAATAATTGAAATCTCCAAGCAATCCCATGTCCTTGAACTGCTTGTAAACTGCTGGCAAAAGATATCTGTTTTTCTCATCAGTTTTTATTTGATCGATATCAAATTTCACCTCACCAGTGTCTTCGTTTTTCTTAAAAGCCTGTGCAAATAATTTTCTTGTTTGCTTCTCTTCTTTTGTTTGTCTTTTTAATGCATCCAAGGCAAGTGATGCTTCTTCTGTTTTGAGTGAACTCAGCTTTTGGGCATTGGCATGTTCCTCAACAAGCATTCCCATTTTTTGCTGCTCCATCATTTTCTTTTCAAACTCCTCCACACCTCCAGCTTGTGCAACAATATCACCCATCATCTTACGGGCTTTTTTGGGGTCTTCCCTAGCAGCCTGTAGCTCAAATGGATTTAGCTTTTTCTTTTTCCACAATGTCTCCGCTTCCTTTGTGTGAACAAAATCCTCACCAAAATCTTCGTAACCCTTGCGATCAAAATAAGCAGATCCTATTTTTGATATTGCATCTGCTGCCTGCTGAAAAGCACCCTGCCAAACTTGACCACTCCTGCCTATTGCGGAGAAGTCAGATTTGTTTACTCTTATGGGTGTATAAAATGGTGACTGTGACATTAGACTACCTCCTTGATTTTCTTATCCATCCACCCTCGTATCCGTGCTTTCAATCTTGGTTTATTTTTAATGAACTTGGCAAACATTTCACCGAAATTGAGGTAAGCTGCACGGAACCAGAACGGACTAAGATTGAACATCCAGTACCTAAACATTAACCACTTCGGACTATGCGTTCCGTATACTTCCCTTGCTACCCAGCACCCTGCTCTAATTTTTGCAGCGCCTAGATTCCCAGCGGCACCAAGCACTCCACCCATGATTGCACCTGTCATTGCTTGGTCAGCAGCGTAAACATTTGAGTTATAATCATTAAGCATTGCAGATTGATTTGCCATGAACTCTGCACCCTGTGCAGGATTAAATAATGCAGGACCAGCATTGACTCCTGCGGCTGCATTACCGTATAAATTTTGACCACTACCAACGGAAGCACCAGAAGTTTTTCCAGTGATTGCCATGAAAGGATCTGCGGATGTTGCTTGCTCTAAGCCTACACGCTGGGCAGCGAACGCACGATCTTGTGCTAAACCAGAATCCGCAAGACCTAATACCTGTGATGCAAATAGTCTACGCTCAGACTCCCTCTGTCTGCTTAGTGCTTCATTTGCGGATACTTCATCGGCTACTGCCATAAAGTCTCTTCCTCGACCCCTTGCTGACATTGCCTGCCTAGATGTTTGCTCGACCCTTCTACGCTCACGGTCAGACAGTTGTCCGCCCAGTGCAAGCTCTTCTGCTGCCATGCCAACCAGTCCACTTCTTAGCCCACCATGGTCAGATGTTTCTCGCCCAAGTTGATTGTAAGAATCAAGTGCATCTTTTATTCCACCTTGGCCACGATATAAGTCTGTCAATTCATTTCCAAAATCACTTACAAGACTTAACTCAGTTTGTGTTTGCTGCCTCTTTGCTCGCTCAAGCATATCTTGCTCAAGCTGAGATGTTCCCATGAAATTTCCACCTTCATCAAATCCAGCTTTTCTTGTTAAACCATCTGCAAACTTTGTTTCTTGATTTCCAGCAAGTAACTCTACTGCACCACCCTCTGTTCTAGTGCCTGCCTTGCCTCCAACATATTCTTTGTACGATGCACCCTCTACCTTATTACCTTCTGCATCATAAATTCCAGCTTCCCTTACAGTCCTGCCTTCCTCTTTGCCATGCAGACCATAGTGTCTTTCAGCAATCTCTTCGCGACTTAAATCCTTAGTCCACATTGCTCTAGTGCCATCATTATCGTATCCACTTGCTAGTTGATGTAGGTTATTACGCTCAATGTAATCTTCCCACTTGTTCTCAACCACTACACCACCTTCTGGAGTTGCACCTTCCTTAAATCTAGTAGTGTAACCTTCGTTATCTACTGTAAATTCTTCGCCCAATAAACCCGTCTCTATTAGTCTTTGATTAAGTCTTGCATAGGCTGGCCTACCGTATGTTTCATTTGCCTCCGCAGAATACAAGTCTGGTGCCATGTCCACTTGTGCCTCCAATGCCTCACGCATTGACTCTTCGTAGTTATTCGTTACTGGTGCTGGCGCATCTCCTCCGTACATTCCCATAGCTTATTCCCCCTTATCGTAGGTTCTTAGATTTTTTAATTTTCTCATGTGGTCCCAGCCGCCTGCTAGGTATGCAATATGCAAAAACACATCGAGGTCACCACATCTTACAACGCAAGCAACTTGCCTGTCCCATTCAGATTCACTCTTTTCCATTTCATCACCGTCAAGCGTTCTGTTTGCCAGACTTACTAGTAATGGAAAGATGGATTCTTTGTGGGCATTGTAAAATGAATTGAATGAAATTTCTTTTACAAATTCTACTAACTCGTAAAATATTTGTTCTTTTGTTGGCTGCTTATCTTGATCAACTAAGTCATCAAACATGTGATTGAAACACCAAAGCCTCCAAGCAAATTGATATGCATCGACATTCCCAGCAGCCACAATCTTACACCAGTCTTCTGCCTCTGGATTCTTAGCAACCTCATCATCTGTCCTGCAATAATCGATCATAGAAGGGCTGGGATTAGTTTTGTGTTTTTATTTATATCTTCAATCAGTGGAGCATTCGTAATATAAATTGGGGAGTAATCGATCTGTATAGAATTGCTGGTTGGTGCAATAATTGTGGTTTCGTTTAAGCGATACAACCTGCCTCCAGTAAGTAGCAATGGATCTGCCTTTTTATTATCTAATTGTAAATTTACTTTTGATTGATCAATTGAGATCTGATTACTAGCAACCCAATTAATAGCACCAAATAAATCAGAAATTCCATTGCTTGTCATTAATTCTGCATAGTACCAAGCACCTACCCTTTGAATGTTTGTTGAGTTATCAGAATCATTAATATCTACTTCGATTTTTCCACTTGCTAGGTCTAAAGTGAATTCATTGATTCCACTTCCATCGACTTGGTAAGCATTGTATTCTGTGGCATTTTCTTGACTAGCATTCACCTCCCATGATGGAGTTCGACAAGTCACTGTAAGTTCCTGTGGTTCCTTGGCTACACTACCATTCTGGTATGTTATTCTTACTCTGATTGAATCACCATCAACCATTTCACTTGTTCCAAACCCTTGGGACAAAGTTGTCGCATTTACAATATTATTATAGATCTCGGTGCTAGATGTTAAATTGTAAACTTGCACTCTTGACCCAGACACTAAATTTTTAATCTCATAAGATCCAAATGATCTTGTACCAGATGAATCAATTATAGTTCCAGTGTAGCTTACTCCAGTTAGAGTTACAGATCCACTTGTAGTAATATCCCCAACAAAGCTTGATGCTTTCAGCGTCAGTGTATTACTGCTCAAAGAAAACGCATTTACTGCTGAACTACTTACAACCACATCATAAGATCCTGCATCAATAGTGTTTCCATCCCTTGACACTAATGGCGAATTTTCTCCTGCATAATTATCAACAAGATAAGATTTTGCTATGTCGTAAAATTTCTGCGGAGTGTCTATTGAAGCATACGCATCCACAACTGATTTTGTTGCTTCAGATACTACCAGATCTGGTGTCATTTTAACTGTGCTTTGCAAAGTGTCGAGTCCAACTAAATCCTCTGCAAATCCAGTGATAGTTTGGTTGTATGCAATAATAGAGAATGGAATTTCTGAATTTGAGTTGGTGCGAGAATCAGTAGTGATGGTTTTGTTAATGTAGTTGATTACCTCGACCAAAACATCTTCGTCCAAATTGCCAGTCTGGTTGACTCCACTGTAAATCTTGTCAGATCTATCATCTTGGCTTTTTGGTCCTAATGCTCTGTTGCCACTATCTAAATCTTTAGCGTGATACGAATAGTTCAATCCGTTACCATCCAAATCTTCCACCGCTAAACTTATAGATCTTACGCATTTGAGATACATGAAATTATTTCTGCCAGTATCAAGCTCGACTCTTAATCTATCAGAGAACCCTTCAATCGTAATTGTCTCTCCATCTGCTTGGGTTCTAGTAACATTGATAATGTCAAAACCATGCAAGTTTGGACTCGTGTCAAAGTTCTCGAAAGTCAGTGGTGGAAATGGCGAATTATAACTCTGGAATCCTCCTTTTTTAAATTTAAAGATTCCGACATTCCATCCGCTTTTTGTAAAAATCCTAGACTCCAAAGTTTCACCATCGAAAGTTAAATCGTAAATGTTTATTTTCGCATCACTCGTAGAATTAGAGGACTCGATTCTGAACTGAGATGTGTTTGTATTGGATGATCCCTGTTTCGCAAGGTTATAAAAGATCCCACTATTGACTGTGACTGTTGCCCCATTTGCAGTTCGCAAAGTTGCAGTAGTACGAATTATTCCACCATTCCACAAGAATGTAGAACTACCTCCAAACGAGATGCCAAAGAAACGATACATCTGACCAGTCAAATTCTCATTTGGTAAATCAATTCCTACACCGACTGAGTATTTATCTTTTCCATTGGCAGTAGTTTTCACACCTAGATTCAGTGTGCCTGTTACTGTGAGTGGATGTCCACTACCTGCATTGATCGCTTGCTTCATCACTTGCAAGGTCTCATAGGCAGGATCAATGCTTAGTGTTCCTTGGACCTCTAAGAAATGAGTGGATGCAATTGTATAAGTAGTGTGATTTCCGCGAACTGTAGTAGTTACTCCTGTCACTCCATTCAACCCACTAAGATCAGTGTCAGTCCCTGTTTGCGTAATCTTGTTACTTGCTTCAGAAAAACTCATGCAAAATCCTTTTCTATGCTTTCTAGGTTCCCACTTGCATCGTAAGCTAAAGTTTGAGTTAGCTTAGTATTACTCCCATCTGTAACCACAATTCCAGTAAGTGACCCAGTGGTGTAGGTCAGTGTCTTTACCTTAATCAAATTTGCTTTCGTGTCATCTACCCATGTTGATATACTCGAAACATTTCCACTGGAATCATAAGTTATTTCTGAATAGTTATCGCTTCCAGCCAAGTCTTGGAATCGATCAGAGACACGATTGAACTCTTGTCCAACCAATGCACCAATCTGTCCAAGAATGTCAGACATTATTTATTCGCATTAAATTGTGTTTCAAAAGATGAGTAGTTACCTAAAGAAACATTATTAATTACAATGGCACTTCCACTTGGTACTTTTACTTTTTCAATACTCGCATCACCAGTGCCCAATTTAAACTGAAACTGACTAGTAGTATCGTTCCAAATAAGTTTGGCCTTGTCGTTACCAGTCCCTCTGTTGACTTGAATACCTCCAGTCTGTGCAGTTTCATTGCCAGTGGTAGGTGCAAGATTGACCTCAATAATATTATCCTCAATCTCAACTGTCTGAGTATTGAGAGTGGTAGTCGTTCCAGTAACTGTAAGATCTCCAATTGATGCTCGTAATGCTGAAAGGTCTGAGAATGCAGTTGTGCCATCCAACATGTTTGATATTGAAACACGAGTCTGACCCAGACTTACTTTTGTTGCATAACTACTAGAAGCATTCTGCAAGTTAGTAATATTACTTGTGTTAGTAGAAATATTTCCAGTGTTAGTAGAAATGTTTCCAGTGTTAGTACTGACTGTACTCGCTAAGTTTCCAAGACTAACTTGTGTGGAATATATATTCCCTAAACTGACCTTTAAGTCACTAAACTCAGTTCCTACTTTTTCTCCGATTTTTCCTAATATATCTGTTGCTGGCATTTTTTATTTTTCTCCTGTTATTTGTTGGCATCAAACCAAATTTCAAAACTTACTTCGTCACCATATTCTGCACGAATCTCATCCATTCCTGCTTTATCGATGTAATCTAAATCCACCCATGATGTGAACCCATCTCCTGCTTTCATGCGGATTTCACTCCCAGTAAACTCGATGCCTACTTCACCTTGATTCAAGGCAGGGTTGGCATTATTCCATTCACTGGTTGTTCCTCTGCGTAACTGGATCCTGCGGTAAGTCATGCTACACCTCCATCAATATCGAATCCAGCGACATAGGTAGTCGCAGGAAACCCACCATCAATGATGGCATCTATGAAATCTGTTGAAGCGACTGCAACCCACTTTGCTATGTTGCTTTGGTATTGCAGAGTAGAAAGATCCTGTGGAGATGTTGCATTGACATCTGTGACATCATCTAATGCTACTGGTTGCTGAACTGGCAAACCTGTTATTGCACCAGTAAAACTAGCACCATTGATTGCTACATTCTCAAAACTTGCTCCAGTAAAATCTACCGCAGATAAATCGATGTCATCAATTACTACATCTGGAGTGACTGCATCTTCAAACTGGTCTGGGTAAAACTCTACTCCCAGTGCAGGAGTCTTTGATGTGACTGTAGCTTTATTACCCATTTCTGAAATTAGCTAATGCTTTCCCTGCGGAAACAAATGCTTCCATGCTGACAGACTTTACCTTGAGATGACCCCCAGTATTGTTGACCTCTACAGATGCCGAATAACCTCTCTGGCGAGTGCTAAACCTGCTTAGATTATTTAATGAATCCTCTTCTGCATATGACTCCTTACAAAGCGTTGTAGAGTCTGGAGATTTTGTGAGCGTTCTGATTGTTAAGGCAGATCCTTCTTCTGCTGAATAACTGATGGTTCCACGAACGAACTTCTTAACATCTCTAGTGGACATCATGTAATCTCTGGTACGAACTTTTGCTAAGACAGAATGTCCATCATCAGTTGCACCCGTTTCATACTTGTAAACTTTTTTGTCAGTCAAAAGATACAACTGGTTGTCAATAGAATTAATATCTCTGATCGCAAAAAACTCATCTTCAAAAGTATCAATTGATACCCATGTACTCATTAACGAGTCGTAAATTGCAATTGCATTTAATTCACTGGAACCATCTATAGGTAGACAGAAATAAACCCTGTTCTTGTGGTAGTATACAATAGACTTACGAATGTGTTCCAGATTCACCTCTTCCATGAATGGAGTGATTGGTTTGCTTAGTGGTTCTTGGTCTAAAGTTACTTTTGAAATTGCTATACCCAATCCTTTGGCTGGGTCACTGGAGGGCACTAGAACTTGGATATTGCCCTCAGATGATACGAAGTATGTATAAGATCCATTCTGGGTAAATGCCCTATGCCCTGCCACTCCATATTGCCTTGTGATCTCATAGTTTGTTGAACTAGCACCAAGGGCATGTGTGTTGTTAATTAAATGGATGGAATTTTTACATAGGACCAAAATTTGGTTTTCTACGAAACTAGAAAATCCCATGATTACATCAGCAGTTCCTTTGTTACAAAAATATGTATTAAGGTTAACGAACTCGTTTAGTTCAAACACATCCGAGAAAGCAACTGTAGTTGGCGAGTCTTCGTAGTAAGGAACAACCAAGCGATTAGAAAAGTAATATCCAAATGGAGCATTAGGGCAGACAAAATCAACTGAGGTATCTGATGATGTTGAAGGTAAATCTATTACACCTTGCCCAGTGATATCACCATCAAATGTTCTGGGTCTATTGTCTTTGCAAAATAAAATGATTTGATCAAAAACTTGCAGACCAAAAACTTCATCGTCATCACCATATGGATCTGCAAATTGTTCGTTAATTTGCGACTGGGTTTCCCATTTTATCGTTAAGTCATCCCAGTTACTTTCGTTCTGACCGTACTTATCAATGCGAACTGCATTCTCTCCAACTCCAAGCAGTTTGTCATTCGTGACAACAATGAGATCCTCACGATTGTTTACTGGGTTTAGAAATTTTACCAGTGCCTTTCCACCAGTTACATCTGCAAATTTCTCCAGACCTTTGCGTGAAGAAATTACACCTTGGTTGAATCTTACATTTTCTGCCTCCTGCACAAATCCAGCTTGAAGCATAGTAGGCTCAGTCTGCTGATCTAGTCCACGAAAAGCAGGATCTCCATCCTCGACAAAGGGATCATCCAGTTGTCCATATGACCTAAATTTTGCCATGTCTTCCCTCTAGTAGTCTGTCTAGTTTAGATTCTATATTATCTAATCGCTTGAACAGACTTTCGTTTTCAGCAGTGTTCCTTGCCATATCAACTTCTAGCTTATTGATCCGCTTGTCATGTTGGGTCAGTGAATTAAATGCACCCTTGAGGACGAATCCACCAAGTGCAATGAGTAGACCTGTGATCAGTTGAATTATAAAATTAATGTCCATTATCGTCTTGGACTTGGTCCGAAATAGAATCCAAGAATAGCACAAAGGGATGTTTGGCCCATATAGGCGAGGTGCCCAGAAGAGAGGATGATTGGATCTTGTGAAGCTGGGTATGAGAGAAGTCCGAATAACCACTCGGTCCTGCCTTCCCCTGTTGCATTTGTGATTGAGATAAATTCTGCTTGTGGGAATACGGTGCAAAGGAGGATGCACAAGCAGTAAGTGCCAATACCACAAAAAGCAATAAACCTGCGAGTGTAAGAAACAGACTCTGTATCACCGTTTTCAGAAAGCTGCTTTTGGAGTCTAATGAAATTATCATTTGCTCGACTCTCGCGCGCGAGTTCAAGCTCATGCTTTTGCCTTTTATTTTCAAATATAAAGCCAAACACACCTTTGAGCATTGCACCCATAGCAGTGCTGCCTCCACCCGTAAGAAGCATAAGCAAGACCTCACCCATTTCACTCGGACCCTCCGTATCGCAATTTCTCAAGCAACTGGTCATGCTTGCCTGCTTGCTTTTCTAGAAATGCTAATCGCATATTCTGCTCGGCATCGTCTGGCAATGCACCCAACTCACCTCTGGGCCATTTGATTCTAAACTCGCTATTAAGCTCAACCTCATGTTGCAAGCGTAAGATCTCCATCTCCAATGTATTAATTCGTGCGAAGATCATTGCTCCAGAATACACACAAAAAATTACACCTCCAACGAGCTTCAAGGCAAAACCAGTATTGGTCTTTAGGCTGGACTCTTCTGTAATTCCTCCGCTCATAGCATCACACAATCCCACCCCTCAGATGAAGAGTGGAATTGCCTAACCTCAACAAACATTTTAGTCTACTGAAACTGTGAATCCGCTTGTTGGGATCTTAAAGATGTCACCATTCTGGATGTCAGCAGAAGTGTTTAATGTTCCATAGACAAGTAGGTTTCCGCTTGTTGCAGAATCGTAAAGACCCACATGAGTAACTGTTCCCCAACCAGACTGAGCATCATTAAATGTAAATGCTCCAGTGTTGCTGGCAGATCCAGTTGAACCCACTACAAAATCACCTTGGTTAGATGCTCCACATTGTACTCTTGCGTAGTTTGTTCCAGAGACCTCTGTGCCTCCACTGGAATCACTTGGTGCTGACTTTAGTAAACCAATATATGGTTTTGAACTGAAAGTCACATTTGACCCCCCCAGCAATCCAGTAAGGATTTTTGTTTCTAAATAATCTGTTGCCTGTGACATTTAATTTTCCTCCTATAGTGCTGAGATGATGAATGAATGAAGTTCTTCGTAACGAAGTGAATATTTTTCAAATGCTTCATAAGTAACTTCATCAGAATCTTTTATTGATTCTTTCAGAAGTTCATTCTTCACATGATTATTGCTATTCTGAGTAATTCCAGTATCTGTGCCATTTACAAAAATTTTGTAATTAGTATTTTTTACCAAGATGGCATATCTAAATGGATCTAATCCCTCTGCACTAAATGCTTCCTCTACTTCTTGTGCGATAAACCCAATGTGTATTCTTGCATCCTCACCCTTTTCTGCAAATGCTGATTTGAAACGATATTTTTTAACCATGCCTTTTAGAGCAGTTGCTACACGCTTTTCTGCATCTGAAAGTGCTTCAATATCTTGCTTTAGATTTCTGTCAGATGAAACTGTTGGATTGTTTTGAACATACAAATCTCTCCATTCTTCTGCTGAATCTGTAGAACCTAAATCCATGCTACCACCTTGTGGGGCAAGACATCTATTTTGATTAGCATCTACTAAACCTTGACCATAAATATATACACCAGCAATGTTTCCGAAACTTCCTCCACCAGAGGTAGTGAGTCCAGAAGATGATGTAGTATTATACCAGAGATTAGGATTATCTATATGACAGATATAGTTTAGTGAGAACCTTCCATCATTCGCTTGTACTTGCATGTTTCCTTGGTGATCTATTACATTTCCCCTAGGATAATCGCTGGTTACACCATAGTTAGTACCATTGTATGTGCCTACATTTCTTACAATTTGTGCCTCTGCATTAAAACCATCAACATCTTGTTCTAATTGTAATGCAGTTCCACCTGCACCATCAGTCCCCAGTGTACCAGCAGAACCTTGATTTTTAATAAACATTCTATGGTAATTTTTTGCTTCATGTCCCCTAAAGTTCCATGAAACACCTTCGTCTAACCAGAAGGCCGCTCCATTTGCAGTAGAAACATACTTTTCTATCATTGCACTGGATTTTTGCAGACCCATAGCTAAACCAGAATTTAACTGAATTCCACTATATATAGTCGTGTCATTACTATCACTTGGATGATTAAAAGATTCTAATGTTAATCTACTTACAGAATCATTTCCAAGTGCAACTCTGAATGCATTCGTATTACATGACAATATTGCACTATTTCCTAACTCAGAGGAACCTTCATCTGTGTCATTTAAAGTTAATTGTGGTACACTTGCGTTAACAGTGATTGCATTACTTACAGATCCACCATCAAAACTAGAACCAGATCCAGATGCCCCTCTAAGATCTCCAGTGGAAAATCCCAGTCCATCATTTGATGTGAAAGTTACTACACCAGTTGAGGAATTGTAATTACCTCCAGTGAACCCATCTCCATTGGTTCCATTGGTTCCATTGGTTCCATCTGTGCCATTGGTTCCATTAGTACCACCGGTTCCATCTGTGCCTTTCTGGGCAAGTAATCCCCAATAGGTAGTGTTTGTTGGTGCATTGCCAGACGATGATTGCTTGGCAATATATGAAGATCCATTAAAGAAAACTACATCATCTGCCACATATGCAGTAGATCCAGAATAGTTACCTCTATAATCAACATGAGGCACTCCAGTAACATTACCAGTTACTTCGAGAGTGCCATCTACTTTTACTCCAGTAGTAGAAATTTCAAGTGCAGATGAAGTACCTTCTCCATCCTCCACTGTTGACATTGAACTGGTTACTCCAGTGTTATTATTAGTAGACACTTGTAACAGATCTTTATAAGTGTCTTTAATTGCTCTACCTTGCAAGGTTGCCATATTTTTATCCTCCCCAGTTTAATGATGTGACCTGCCAGAGACTACTATTGGTAGACCACAAACTTTGTATTTTTGTAAATGTGATTTGATTAGTTGAAAAATCGATTTCTGAACTTGTAAGACCTTCATGCAAAGTCCCTCCAGCATTGCCCCAGTCAACATCTGCATTTTGCCACTGGAGTGTAGATTCGTATCCTGCTGACCCTGCTGATAGTCTAAATCCAAACGATGATGATGCATTCCTGTTATGCACCTGTGCAGTAAATGTGTCCTGCTGGTCTGGCGAATCCCATAGGACATCTGCATTCTCCCAAAGAAGATCTGATGTCCATGTTGCAGTGCCAACGACAACTTCGAAAGTAAGTCCAGTGCTGACATTTTTATTGTGGATACGAAACGCACTAGACCCAGCCCCAAAGCTAATACTTGTAGATGCATTTCTGTAAACTGCATCGTATTGCTTGCCTTCGATTTGTCCCTCGATGTTGGCATGGATTGTAAAGAATTTGAATTCACTAGTGCTAGTCCCTGTTTTTAATTTGAATATTTCAAATTCTACTTTTTTTTTTAAGTCGAATGTAATATCTACATCGACTCCTCTGTGGTAAAGAGTTGCTATTTTTTCATCTGTGGGTTCTGTATGAACATTACCTTTTACAGTAACCCTCCTATAAGGTTCTGAGTATATAGTTCCAGCCTGTCCCCTGTCTTGCTGATGATTTAATTTATCTACTTCGCGGACTAGTAGATCCAGTGCCTGTAAGTCTTGTAATTGTGCTTTCTCATGCTGACCATCTGCGACAAGAAATGATCGATATGCATATGCTTTAATAGCAGGTGCCAAGAAATTTAAAACAGGATTGTCTGGAGTGTTTTCAGAATATTCTGGTGCTTCTTTCCGATAACGCATCCAAATGAAATTAACTGTTTCTGGAGTCTCTACATAAATGCCCTCGGCACCCTCTACCCAATTCAATGGGGTTGTATCTTCATACCGTGGATCTTCAGTGTGTGCTGAGATCATTGTGCCAATGACATTCACACCTGCTTGATCGTATTCTATTACACGCTCAAACTTAGTATCGATCTCCATAAAATAACGCGCATCTAATGGACTCAATCCATCTACTAAGTAATTAACACCTCTTAGCTTGCTATCTGTTGAATAATCTAATTGGCTAATGCAAAGATAGGTTTTTCCTTCGTATTCTATTTTAGCACCTACATAGTAAATGCCATCCTCTCTCCACTCCTCATTTGCATCAAAATCACCTATCTCATGCCATACAAATTCGTCTCTTGGGTTTTCGCTTTGTGACCAACGAGAGTTTATAAATTCAAAATAATTTTGTTGTTGCTCCCAGTCACCTTCTGAGTTGTCACCCCATTTTCTCCAGTATCTTCCTTTATAGAAAACTTCGTCTCCTATTTTGTAGTCCTGCCTTTCATCGTATTCTGGCTTAAAGTATCTAATTTCTGTAATAGTGGACTCTGGCCATGGGTAATAATCCCATACATATTTGCTGGCATCATTTACATATTCGCTAATCATTACCTTCTCATGATCAAGAAGGTTGCTAGGATCTATCCCAGCGATTGCTGCGATGCCTCGCTCAATCCTAGAATAAGGGATGCTACGCACCTCTATATCGCTAGTTTTGCTGACTTACTATTGATGGTGACTAAATCCCCAAACCGCTTTTCCAACCAGTTTAAAAAACTTTTATCTTTCCAACATTCGTAACCCAGCTTGCCTCCCCAGAAGTGATATACCTCTGGACAAACTTTCATTCGTAATCTTCCAAATGGAAGGTTTTTCCGTTCTCCACCAGAGACCCTTTTCTCGGCCTCCATAAGCTTCTTTTGTTCACTCTCGGCACCAGCAAGCTCGGTACGAAAGATATCCGCAAGACTACCCCAGATGTCTCCCGTAAGGTTTTCCTTACCTATAACTATTTCTTCCGTACCAAGCATTGCTAGACCGAATGAATGAAACTAAATTAGCTTAATTTGTATTTACCGTGATCCAACCCACCAGAGTAGGATTTCAAGGAAAATACAGATTCGATAATCGAACGAGGTCCACCCCCTAAGTCTGGCAGTTCACGAACGCTAGTCTCTTCAGCGAATGCTACTTCAAGCTGGGCCATATTAAGAATGAACAATGTGTTTTGTCCCTCACTGGCATCATATGCACTAGAAGTTCTTGCATCCTGCTCAAGAAAACTTGACAGGTTAAGCGTGATTGTACCGAAGTCGCTGTCTATGATATCAACCGCAGCACTCAAACGACCTTCGTCAGTATCTCTGTTAGAAACGACAAGGTTGTTTGTACGAGGTGTAAACAAGGTGAAGTTAGAAATGGTTTTCTTAACTTGCGTACCGCAAAGACCATAAAAGGTTTTGTCGGACTCACCAGTTTGCTCATAGATGCTTTGAAGGATGTCACGAAGATCTTCTTCCTGTGCAGCAGCAGCACCAACAGTTTTGATTGATCCAGCAGGAGTGCGGAAGTCCGAAGGTACTGGAAGAGTTGCTTGTGCAGAAGAATTAATCCACTTACCAAGACCACGGGTCTGATATGGTGAATTGGAAGTTTCCTGTGCAGTTTCCTGTGATGAACATAGAGTCGCTTCAATATCTCGTTTTGCACTTACGAGTGCTTTAGCGATACTGTTTGCCATCTCTTTTTTGTAACCGACTCCAGCGATATCGGAAGTCATGTTAGCTAAACGAGAGACTTTAGGCACTCTGCGAGCATACTGAAGATACACTGAACACTTAGTGCGATCATCATAATTTTCAAAATCGCTTGCGCTAATATCTTCACCGTCAATTGGAAGATTGTCGCTAACTCCAGATGTGTATGTTGCAGTGCGGACTAAGTTGTCTTTATGCTTGTCAAGCGGCCATTCAACAAATGAATTTTTTGGTGCAGCACCTTTTTTAACCGCACTCATGAAAGGACAGGACTTTCTGTCTACGATGGTCATGAGGTCAGCGAGTGACTCCCGTTTAAGTGATTGATCTCTTTCTACTATTCCAGCCATGATAATTTTTCTCCTATAATTTTATAACAATGATTCGATGTATGCGGAGGCATCCTCTACCTGCCCAGAAGCTGCTTGTTGTAGGAGTGACTTTTTGTTGGTAGTTTTCTTACGAGTTACAGATGTCGCACGGGAAGGCACTGGTGCCTTTGGTGCTACTGCCTGTTTAGTCGTTTGATGAGATTTCTTTGCATTGATTGCTTTAATTCCTTCAATTGCGTAAGCTACGGTAAGAACTCCATATGGATCTCTTTCGTAGTAATCCTTAATAAATTGATTTGAATTAAGTACCTGCTGGACCTCTTGCATTTCTTGACTGGATTTATCTTTCATCCAATCAAATGTTTGCATGGCCGCCTGCCTGTTTTTTTCTCTCTGTTGTAGTCTTTGTGCTGCTAGTGGAATGTTTTTTCTAAGATCACGATCAGTCTCAACCATAAGCTTTCTTGCCTGCTCATAATCAACATCATGCTCTGCTCCAGTAATGTCGGTGTATTCTCCTCCATCTGGATTTTCCAATAACCATTCACGCAAATGCTCGGCTTCTGTTTCTCTGGCTTGCAGTTCCTTGTGATCCTTAATTCCCTCAAACCTATCCATTCCTTTTGGGTCTGGAGCAGGCTGCGAATCAGACGATGATTCAAGTTCTGCAATCTTTGCCTTTAGTCCCTCAGTCTCAGCTTCGGCTTTATTCCTAGCTTCGATTAATTTACCAATGCGTTTTTTGACTCCATCAGATTCCTCTGCTGGCGGCTCCTGTGGCTCCTCTACCTCTGAAAGCTCAGCGGCTTGAGGTTCCTCAGTATCCTCTATCTCTTCTACCTCTTCAGTCTCCTCAACTTCAGTTGGTTCCTCTGGTTCTGGTGATGCACTCTCAAAGAACGATGACTCTACTCCAGCGGCCTCGGCAATATCTCCGAAACTGACTAGTCCAGAATCTTCTTTTACTTGATTTTCTTCTGCTTGTACGGGAGCGACCCCTGTTGAATCTGCCATAGGTTTAAATTCTCTGACGGTGGAATACTTACTCGTTGGACCGCAACGGACGGGTTAAATGTTAATCTAAACTGAACGCTCAGTTAACAATTTGCCAAGAGGCATTTCCTAAGTGCATGGAGTTGCATCAAAGGAACCTATACCAGATGCTTCTGGTTAGTTGCTTTTGCTCCTCATTCCACTTTGATCCTTTATAAACTTCTAGCTTACCACTCTTAATCAGTTCCTTTAGCAACTGATGGCATCTAGTGATTCCGAATCCAGTTTCCTTACGAAAGTCTCTTGTTGTGAACCAGTCATCACCCTTTGGTTTATTCTCGTTTACAGTCTTTACCTGCTCTAATTTCTTAGCCCAATTTATTGCCATATATATTCTCCATCAAATTTTTTGGCTACATAGACCTGCCAACTTTTGTTTGAGTAATAACCGTAAACCCAGCCTGTCTCATGGGCCAATCGATTTACCTTTGCACGGTTCCATCCCATTTCTGTTTGCGTAAGGCAGCCAGCCGAATACGCTGCCCCTCCCTTGTGCCTTGGAATTGTAAACATTTGAATTGAATGAATATGACCATGAACACAACATCCACCCTGCTTTGCGAAAGTCAGTGCATGTTGCTTGCAAGCGGAAACGGCACCGTGAAAGTAGCCATGAACGAATGTCATTATCCCTAGTTCAAGAACACCCTTGTCCACATTGTAAGGTAGCATCTTGCATTTTAACTTTTTGCATTTGCCAGTGATATCCTTGATTCCAGAACGCGCGGTATCCCGTACGATTCCGACAGAATGCTTTTCTGCCGTTTGCCACAACCTGTCATCATGGTTGCCAAGAAGGAAATAGTGAGGTTCCCAATTATTGAGAAACTCCATACCTGCTTCAACATCGGCCTCCATGCTGGCATTTTTTTCTGCTGGATCTGCTCCCCTCATCAATGGAGAGAAATCAAATAGGTCACCTCCGAATATTCGAACATCTGGCTTAAACTCCTCTGTGAATTTATAGAGGGCCGCAACCGCATCTGGATCTTGCATGTCTCCATGCAGATCACTCGCGAAAACAAAAGACTTCACTAGCAGCCTTTTCTTTTACCCTTAGTAGTTGCTTTCTTAACTTTCTTTTTTCTTGTGTAAGGCATTATCTTTTCTTTCTAACTTTTACGCACTTGTCTTTTCCCTTTTTGGTCCCTGCAAATCGGTATCCTTTCCAGCAGGCTTTACCGTCCGCACCTCTCTTCTTCTTAGTCCTCGGCATCGTCATCATCCTCCAGATCTATATCGCATTCAAAATCTACCACATATTCCTCAAGCCACTCGTTAGTGTCTTCACGGGCAATTTCTGCGATTCGGTTTTCGTCAATATCTGACTCCTCGACCCAGTATTCCAAGAATGCACGGTGAGCATTTTTGACTTTCTGCTCTGGAGTCTCGTTAACCTTTTTCTTTTTCTTAGGCATTTTTTTCAAAATGAAATTCAGAAACCTTGATAGGTGCATACGGGCAATTCCCGTGAAACTCATGCAGCTTATCATTTACCAAATCCTGCCACTTTGAGTAATCGAGCAGCACATTCATGTTATCTAGTAAATAGGTTGGTTTTAAGCCCACTGCACGGGCCGCAGCCAGATGGTATTCTACTGGGTAACACATGTAATACCAGTTCTGTTGCAGGGATCTTATTTGCATAGAATACTCTGGGTCTGGATCATCAATCTGACACATGTCGCTAACGATTGCTTTTCCACCGTTTTTCAAAACTCTGCTTACTTCTGAGTAAGTATCAATTAACGGACGGTATCCAATTGACTGGTCAAAGATTGCTAAGTCAAATGTATCATTCTCAAATGGCATGTTGTCGTAACTACCTTCACCGATTTCAACATTCTTAGGCAGATCTTTGTTTGCTTCTTTAATCTGAGAGTCAGATATGTTTAATCCTGCGAAACTGGCATCTGGCCTTTTGGCGGCCATGTGCTTCAAAGAGGTTCCAATTCCGCAGCCTGCATCGAGAATATTTTTTCTGCTTGGATTTATTTTTCTTCTAGCAAACTGAAGATCCAAATGATCATCAAAATTATTCGATAGCAATCCAGCTTGGAAAACAGAGTAGCCAGCATTTACATAAATGCCACTTACCTTATTCCAATAATCTTTTAAAAAATCTGTGCTTTTACATGCAGATTCATAATGTGCAGTGAGTAATTTAAATTTGTCTGTATTCATTTTTTATATTCTTCAATTCGTGATTTAATTCCAGATATGGCATCCACTCGGCCAGCCGCATGAGCGAATTTAGTGACATCATTTTTTGGGTCCGATACATCATTAACTGCATCGAGCAGCATGTTGTCTAAGACTGAATCTAATGCCTGCCACAACATTGAGTCCCTGCCCTGCTCGGCAAACACTTTTTCAACTCGATCTGCACTCATGGGTTCTGGATATTTTACTATCGTTGCTTTTTTCTTTTTGCAGAAACAAAACATTAGTAACCTCCCCCTATTACTGGTTTAACACCCACTCGGCCAATCTGTGCATTCTCTTGTTGCTGAATGCCGAATTGAAGATATTTCATACGATTGTCGGCCAGTTGTTTTACAAGCGGACTCTCGGATGCTTTCTTTTGAAACTCCTGTGATTGCTGCATAATCTGCTGGGCGGTCTGCGAACGAAGCTGGAAGTTTACTCCCTCTTTTGGTTGAGGTTCAATTTCGTTCATAATCTTGACCCAGCTATTTTGCTCATCATCAATTTCTTTCTGAGCAGCAGTTTGCTTGTCCATAATGACCTGCTTTGCCAACATTGGATCAATTGATTCTGCAATAATCTCAAGCAGCTTATTTCTATCTAAGGCACCAGTGACATCGAACTGAGTAAGCTTAGTAACCGCATCCAGTTTCTTTTCCATGAACTCTGGATTCAAAGTATCAACTGAGAACCTTAGGGATAGATCAAACCTGCCCTCGATATCTTCTTGTTTCATGGCAATCTCTTCAACTGGACCGCCAGTAATTCTGGCAACAAAAGATGGGTCCAAGTATTGCTGGCACAAAGATAATGCTTGTGAGAATGCTTCTCGCCAAGAATCCAGCCAACGGTTCACCATGCATTGCTGATACAATTGCCGTGCCTCTGGCTTCTCTGGGTTACCAAAGTACCTTTCCGCATCCAGTATGGCAGCCTGCTCGGCCTCCATTGAGCTTTGCGAAAGAGGGGGCGGTTGGAGCCAGCCGACATCATCTGGGCGAGATATGGTGATCTGTGATGCAGGAGCCACTAGCAGGTTTAAGCCTCCCCGTCTGGCATTTACCAATAAGGGAGGAATGACACCAATCTGGCTTGCATCATTTCTGAGATCTCTTTGCACCTTTGCTTCATATTGATTAGTAGCAACCAGTTCAGAGATTCCTCTAGAATCAAATATGGACCGTGATAAACGCTCCCGTGCAAACAGGACAAACGGCATTTGATTGTGGCCATATTTTAAAATCTCATGCTTACCATAGAGGTCTGGAACATGTGACGAAAATGCAGTGCAGTAGATGGCAGGAACATTTGTATCTTCATCATAGACCCTATGGTAAGCATAAAAGATTTCATAAAGGTCATTGAAGTCACCTTCTACACCCTTGCCCATTGTATGGACTCCAAGCTGAATGGGGTTTCGGTAATCGTATTCTGCTACCCCAGACTGGCCTTCCGATTTTTCCAGAACCTGCTCAACAAATTCCTCATCAAATCCTTCCGACAAAATCTTATCCCGTAGCTCAGTTTCACTTAGCCACTCCCTACGCATAATCACTCTAGCTCGATCTAACTCGGTGCAGTTTGCATCGACAAAAACATCTTCGTAAAGACGGTGGGCAACGAATCTCGGACGGTTTTCATGAATAGTTGGTGTAGGCACCTCCATTGAACCTGTAGCCCTAAACTCTTCTAATGCTTTAGATAATACTTTTTCTTTAACTCCAGCAAAGTGCTGCATAAGCAAACCCATAGCATCCTGCTCCATATCTGGATCTTGCAAGATTGCTAAAATTTGCTGGGCAGCCTGTTCATCTCCACCTTGCTCGGCAACCATCTGTACAACATCTTGTACGGTAAACTTTTTCATCCGCATGATGGTTTCCTGCTGCCAATAAACACCCAAGATTCCAATTGCAGGAGATCCAGAAAACATTTCCTGTGCAAGGATCTCTACTTCCCTGCGAAGTTCTGGCAGCATCCTTTGCTCCAAGAAATAAGCCAAGCAATCTCTCCAGTAGGCTGCCTTTTTCTGATCACTTGTCTCTATTCCAGAGACTGACATATTTGCACGGAAAAAACTCTCCAGTGCCATATGCACATGCTCATTGATTAACCTGTCGGCCAATCGCATATGAATATCGCTGGCACCTTCCCATGGTGTAGGCTTATGCCCTAAGTATTCTTCATGCTTGCGGCCATCATCTGGTGACTGACCTTCCCAGCGAGCATAGCGGACATCATCAAAGTCATCTCGCCTGCGAAGATTTCGGCCAGCATCCTCCAAGATGTCGGTAAGCTCAGATTGTAACTGAGCAACATCTGGCTCATTCTGGGCCTTATTCTTTTCAGAATCATATTGATATCTCATGCTGGCACCTCCGCTGGTTCCAACATGGTTTTCTCAATCTCTCGTTTTACGAAAAAAGCCCTTGCACCTTCACGAAAGTACTTGGGCTTAATTACACCATTCTTAATGAGGTTAGTCATTTCATGGTCCGCAAGTCCCAACCAATCCATGACCTCCCTTCGCCTCAATAAGGCTGTTTTAGGTTCATATATTCCTGCCATTGCAGGAAATAGTGTCAGACGGTTAACCCGTCAACTCATTTTTTTCGCTTGCGTAGTCGGACAAGTTTGTCGATGGCCTTGCCCATGCCTTGTTCATCTGTGGAAAGATAATCAATCGTTTCTGGTAAAACACGGGTACGCAATGGCACTCGCTTGAGTTCGTCTGGCAATGGAGGGCGGCCTGTTTGATTTGGTCTTGGCCCACCCCATCCCAGTGTAGGTTTGTCTTCGGTTTCCTCGGTCATGTCCCATCACTATAGTTCTTGCTTAGTGGGATGCAATGAGCAAATTGATTTATTCCTAGAATCTATGACAACGCAATTACCTGCGGCAATGTCTTCACATATTCGCAAGACAAACTCCTCTTGTCGGCCTTGGTAGCACGGGATGTCCAGTATGGAACATACCCGTAATATTATTTTTTCATTTAAATTATTTTCTGTCATCTTCTTTAGTCTTTTCTATTAGTTTATTGAGTTCTGGTAAATTCATATCCAGAAAGCATTTGTTTTTATTTTCACTTTCCCAGTTTTGGATAAAAGATTCTTGCTTTGCGTATTCCTCTTCCTCTTCTGGAGAGTTAGGTAAATGTGGTATGTCTGGCATTGTAATTTTCATTTGTTGAATAATGCTTTGAATCCTTGGTAAAAGAATATCGCCAGCGATATAACCACTGGGATGAAGATGAGGTGATCGTATAGGTTCATAAGTGTCGGATGTTGGCCTCAAAGTCCTTGTCCGAAATGTACAAGTCATCATTGAAGCAGAAGTATTTGTGGCCGCCTGCTTGACGGTCATAGAGGTAGATGTACCACTTGCCTGCGATCTGAACGGGAGTCTCGGTGCCGCAGCAAGCGATACTGATATGCTCTGGCCAATCAAGTCTCCAGTTATATGGACATTCAAGTGGGTTGATTTCGGAAATAGTAGTCATGACATAAATCTTATATATTGGGAGACAATAAGCAAGTGATAAATAGATTTATGACACAAGCTTTGCTTTGTCTCGGATCTCTTTGATTTGCTTAAAGTATTTCTCATTATCGATAAGGGTATTTAGAAATAGTTTACATGCTTCCAGTTCCTTGAGGCTGGCCCGTTTGCGGCTGGCTACACGGTTAGCAAACTTCTGTAACCGCTTGCGGTCATCTATAATGGCCTGCTTGGTCTCTTGGTATTCCTTATCACCCTTCCATTCCCAAAGGATGTTTGAATTAATTTTATCAATGTTCATATACCGCACTGCTCCATGTGTAGAGACCTTCAAGCCAGAAACCGTATTCGCTAAGAAGTCTGACCTGCTCTTCATATTGATTGTAAGATCCAGTATCGTAAGAGTGGTCTAGTGAAAAGAAAGGTGCATGGGATCCACCCTCATGGAGAATGACTAATTCTGCATCACGGCCATAAGATTCACCCTTATCTCTCCATTGTTTTGGGGACCAGAAAACTTTCTGGCCAGCGTTCCAGTTGCGTTCTTTAGCCAATTTAGCTAAAGCGAAGGCCAGCTTACGGGCCTTGCGTGAAAGGCCAGTTGGTACGGCCCAATTATCTTTATCGTAACTCATAATTTTTTTGCGGTTAAAATTCCCTGTTTAAGTGCTTTGCGATTCCAGTCAGCAGTTCCCACTACCAACCAATCCCATTCTTCGTCTTTGCCATGATTAAAACTAAAACACCCAGTGCAAAAGATAACAGCTTCGCAGCCGAAGTCTTCTGGATTAATTGTATTGTCTAAGTTGTTACCAGCTTCGCTGCACCATTGAGTGGTTATTTTTGTTTGCACCCCACGCTTATTGTCAAAAAATTCTCTATTGTTTGGGTTAGCCAGCTCGACAGAAAAAGTTTTTCCATTTTTAGTGACTCGCTTGCCACTAGAGAATCCAAATTTAAATTCTCCTACGCTTTTCCCTTTAGTTCCGTTAGTAAAATCAAATATGTTCATGCTTACTAATTTACTTATTGGGAGACATAAAGCAAGATAATTAATAATTTTCCTATGTCATAAAATATATTTAACCAGTTCCAACCTTTTGGATCAATAGGTGGACTAAAGTGGACTTAGGTGGACTTAGGTGGACTTAGGTGGACTATACAAATCTGTACAAAGCTATACAAAGCTGTAGTAAGCTGTAGTAAGCTATACTTAATAAGCCCCACCTTGGCTTATAATCGCATCATTTGGGTCCAAATAGGTTGGTCCAGATAGGCAAAAATAGCGTAAAACATCAGTGAAATCTTTGCAGGCACCATGCCGCCCGTCCTTACCCGTCCATGTTGCCAATGCAAATCTAAGGTTCTTGCAATCCTTATGAACATATAATCTGGGGCAATTGATGGCCGATATTTCCTCTTCATCATCCCAGTCAAGTAGATCATTGATCATAGTAACACCTTCTTCGATCCTTACACCAATACTTGGCTCAAAATGGAGGCCAATATCGCTCATTTGATCAATGAGGGTAGTCATTCCAGATTTTGTAGGAGTAGGAGCAGATCCAAATCGACTATCCATGATCCGCAGAAAAATTTCTTCATCCTTCTCGGCATCTTCAATCAATTCCTTGTACCTATTCAAGGAAAAGCCTAATGGTTCCTGTGCTGGTCCTTTATCACCGTCTACCTTCTTTCCGCTCACGGCCCACTCTCCAAGAAATCCAAAACCTTTCACTGGTTCCACTTGGCTCGGCCATTCTCGGTAAACATAGCATTTTCCATCCTTGGCAACCCGTACCCAGATAATAACCCAGTTTTTCCCGTGAGATGGATCGCAAATCATGTAATTAGTCCCCTCTTCTGGGATTTGTTCGTCAGTCACCAAATGGGCCTCCGAAAAACGAGGAAATTGGCCAGACTGGACCTTAGTTGGCCGCCCATACGCTCGCATCAAGATTTTTGTCTTAGGATCTGACCGTAATGTTCGCTTTAACTGGTTGTAATCATTAAATTTATTCCACTGAGACCAAAAATAGATGACTTTTGCGTTTTCTTTGATCGGCTGCTCAATAATTGGCACTCTTTCCTTCTCCAGAAGATCTTTATCGGCCCAATCCCACTTTTCCATGGTTGCACCCTGTAAATATTCTCTGACGGTAGGACTATATCCAGTAACGGGTGTAAATGTAATCAACATTCCTCGCCAAGGATATCCTTCTGGGTAATTTGGTGCTGGTTTTCTTGCACGGGTAACCAATCGAAAACGCAAAGCCTGCACATGGTCCAAACCACAAAGCTCATCCATCCAAACCATGTCCCATTCTGAACCTTCCAAGATACCAGAATCTAAGTTCTGCGAATAATTACGGAAAAAGATGCGGCTACCGTTAGGAGCAACGCAACATGATTCAGTAAAACCGCCCTTCTTAGAAAAAGTCATGTTTGTTACCTTACCCTTTTTAGCCGCCTTCCATTCGCTGGGGATGAAATTCCAGATCAATTGCTGCTGCTGCTCGACTGAAGTGCTGGCCGTAGTATGCATACAAAGCACATTGGCCTCTGGGATGTCATTTATGCACTTTACTACTCTTTTACTGGCCCAAGTGCTTTTTCCCGAACGATTTCCGCCCAAAATAAGAAGTTCATCACATTTAGAAAACTCTTCATCTGCCATTTTCCAGTGATCTGGCTCAATACCATGATGAAAAGGGTCTTTAATTGATTGCTGGATTACCTCTTCTCTTTTTTCGAGTACTTCACTCAATCCCTCTGGCCCCATTGCCAAAGCTTCTTTTTGCGTAGGTAAACGGAAGTATGGATGCGGTGTAGGCTGGATCATTTCTTTTTCTTAGGTGCCTTTTTCTTAGGTGCAGGAGCCTTTATCATTTTAATCAAAATTTGCTCCAAAGAAGTTTTCTCTTTTCCCATGCGTTTCTGTTCCTCCCACTGGGAAACAATGTTTTCACTTTCTCTACTCATTAGTATTTTCCTCTCCATCTGGGACATCTACCTACCATCACCCAAACCTGCTCACCAGTGGCAGGCGGCCTAGCATTAAGTTTCATCCCAATTAAAAAATTCTTATTCTCTCTAACCCTAACCCGTGTATCTCCACACATAACCAGTTTTGGATTTAATGGGATCTTGGTAATCGCCAATTCCTGTGGCCCGTCTGGTTCTGGTAGCGGCTCAGATAATTCATCCGCACAAAGTTCCCTCTGTACAATATTCCTCACCTCATGCTCACCCTCCTCATGATATGTAATCTGATTACTTACCTTTACCCAGCTACTAGTCGCAACAATACCGTCCTTTCTCCATCCAGCCAGCATTTTACGATCAATACCCAATTCATTCGCTAATTCTTTTTCTGTCTTCATTTAAACTCCTTAAAATATTCTATGTTAAAAAATACGCACGGTTCTCTATCCACCGTCCAATCTCGATCACTACGACCACCCATCTTCACTGAAAAGTCAGTCACATTGGCCGTATCCAGCCAATAATCACCATCAGTAAATCCAACCCCTAAAAAAGCTTTTAGATGACTACTTGCTTGAAATTCACGACATGCTTTCCATTTCTTCAAGGATATCATGTAAGTATCAAAGGTGCCGTAAACATGTGTCCGACATTTCAACTCAATAAAGCCTTTTACTTCTTCACCCTTCTTAATCGCGTAATCTAGAGAATATGTAGTCGGCAGCTTTTCCATCTTTATATCCCATGACTTTTCTATCCTCCCTCGTAATTGATTCTCAGCACGAAGAGTGTCTTCATTCTCTCTCGGTATAAAACTAGCAGTTTCCATTTTGCCTTACTGGGTTGTGGGATATTCCCTTTAATGATCGTGCAGGTGGAATAAATCCTCTCCTGTAAGGTTCTGGAATATCAAATGGCATATTCTTATCTTTCGGCACCCAGATCGTGTACCTATATCCATCTGCACCTATGAAATCTTTAGGATAATTATTCTCTCGGAACTTACGGTCCTCCTCTTTTTGCCACTCCAGATTAGCCAAAAACTCCTCTTCTCTCTCTTTCTTCGCTAATCTATCAACCTCTCTCCTAAAACGGGCCGCTTGTTTTGCTGCTATTGATCTTCTTCTTCGTCCTTTCCTTGCCCTACTCTTCGCCCTTCTTCGCTTCACATCCTTTCTCTCTATCCGTTGCCGCTTCTCTCCCTTACTCTCAGTCCTGTCTCGGATCTCATCCATTTTCTTCCTTATTGCAACCTGTGCATCAGTAAGCTTACCGTCAGAAAAATTAGAATTTGCAGATAAAGACGGTTCTGTAATTACATCCCTACCCTTATCAATACCACTTACAATAGTACGACATGATATAAGTATCTTATCTATCGAAACCCGTGCTGCCGTACCAGTAACCTTAAACTTCTTACCAATGTCTTTGTAGGTACGGTCATCATAATATCTAAGCTTTAGCAATTCTACCTCACATGGGGGCAGATGATCGAATATGCATTCAAGGTAATCTTTCTGTTCTAATTCATTCATTTTTTTAAATTAAAATTTTTCTCTGAGCCAAACGGTCTGAGATTCTTGGATCTCCTCCCCCCCGACCCCCCCCACGGTCCATTCGGGGTAGGCAGGGGACAAGGAATCCTCTGTACACCTGCATAAACACTGGGCTTCCGCTGGTTGCGGACCAATTAGGACCAATTCGATACCATTTAGGACCAATGTTGAGACCTACACGCGCGCGAGGCACTGGCCGCTGGGGATACCTGCAACCGATTTTCATCCTCTATTACTTACCTCACCTTCTAACCGTCTAATCTCTTCAGACATCCCCTCAATCTTGACTGCAAGTAATCGGATCTGCTCTAGTCTCGTAAAATTGCCGTTTACAGGCTTATACAGGCCCGTGAGAGGCATTTTGGCTGCATTTCGATACACATTAAGCATTTCCTCCTGCTTCATCAAATAATCCCTAATGGTATGCTTATGTAGATCTCTGATGCGTGGATTACCTTGCTGGGCGATAAGAATGTCCAGTGCTTGTAATGCTTCATCAAATGTCGCAGCTATATCCATTGTTTGGTCTGTATCGCTTGATATTGGTTCTAATGACTTTTCCGTTTTCATATCTTAACTGTCCTTTCTGCCAGACTTCATCATATGCTCTAGCAAACTGTTCATAATCCTTTCTCGTAAACTTTGGTATTATCTCTTCCCAGAACTCAAGTGCTTGGAATGGATTTACTTCCCTTTTTTTCATCTTCAATGACCTCCGCTTTTTTGGGTAATGTTTTAATAAACTCATCCCAATTATCTTGATTTAATTGATGCTTGGTTACTTCGATGCGTTGGGTTGGTTCACCTTGCAGCCTAGTCAGTGCATCATTGATGATTTGAAAAACTGCTGGTAATCGATGGGTTGGAATCTTTTTCAATTCATTAATCATTCGCTGTAATGTTTTACTACTTAGCAGCCTCAAGTTTGCTTCAAGGTGCTTCTTGAAATCTTCTAGGGAAAGATCCATTAGAGCATCTCTTGCCTCTACATCTGATTCTATGAGTGCAAGTGGGTGCTTCTTATCGAGAACAATATCTACCTTGTCATTGATGATTTTGTTAAGGGCACCAAGTTCAAGGTTCTCAATCTTACGGGCCGTTATCTTTGATCTACCTGCCATGACTGTTTGGGTGCCATGGGCAAGGTCCATGATTTGGTTCTACGCAATGGGGTTGACCACATTTGTCTACGGTTGAACAGCTACTCACTGCATATCCCCAGACTAATGCGATTAAAATCATCAAAAAGATAAATCCCCAATCTCCGTGTAAATGTTCCCACTTCATTTTTCATCCTCCTTTATTTCATCTTGAGTGACCTCTTGGTTGGTAACATAGAGATCACATGATTCTCTTAATCGATTAAGGAGTGCTTCACCTCTTTGTGGATCTCTAAACTGTTGTACTGCCATGGATCTCTTCACTTGAGTGGTGATCAGAATTGGCTTTTTACGGGCCATACGACCCTCTACGATCTCGAATAGTCCAGACTGTATGGTTTCGGTCAGCTTCTCAGCAAATAGATCATCTATGGCCAATACTGGAATATTGATCTGCTGATCTCTCCAGTCGGAAAAGTTATACCCTTTTTTAGCATCGACTAATTCTGAATGAAATTGGCCAGCCTCAAATAATTTGAATGGAATATTACACTTGTACACATGCTTGAGGACCAATGAGAGTGTTCTTGTCTTACCTGTTCTGCTTGATCCAAGAATGTAAACACCTCTTCCATTTACTGATTGCCAGTCCTGTAATTTCTTAGACTCAAACTTTACTTTCTTTTTTGTCTTAGGATCTTCCCGTTCATAGGTGTATCCATACCGCCAGATATTTTGTGCCTGTTTTGGTAGAAGATTGAAGTCTGTCTCCAAATAAATCTTAGAGATAAAATTCTCAATCATTGGAAGCTTTGGGATCTCTGCTTGTTCTGCGGATGCTGCATCGCAGCAATCATCACATACCACTATTCTTTTATTGTTTCCGAAAGCAGCCAATACACTGCTCTTGTAGGGAACATCAATTTCGCATTCCCTGCATGGTACGACAATATCATCGTAATCCACATCTGGGACATTTGCTATTGGGACCACATCGCCAATCTTTTGTAATGTCATAAATCATCCTCCGAGTAAGTTGTGTTTGTTTGTTCATCTTGGAAGTCGTTATCGAAAACGAAACCTTTCCATCCACTGGAAATACTTCTCTCCCATCGCTCGACTAACTGGGCTTCCGTTTCATGCTCCAGCACCTTGTCAATATATCTCTTTTGGAACTTCTCTTGGGCCTTCTTAATCCCTCGATATTTTTTCCACTCCTGCCATGCCTGCTGAGTTTTCTCAGACAAAAAAATAATACTATTATTATTATTTACTTTATATATATCTACATATGTAGACATGAGTAAAGGCGCGCGCGAGGGGTAGGATGTTTTGGCCCTACTGGTGGGGCCATGTGTGGGGCCAGATTGAGTTTTATCTAATTGTTCCATTTTGGCCCCATCTGTGGGGCCATGTATGGGGCCAAATTTAGAATGAAGGTGATGCTGGATTAGAGTGAATTTCACCGCATCATTTAAAGACAATTCATACTCAGCAGCGAAGCTGCGAACATGGTCTTCCAGCACCTTCGGCAAACGAAGATTAAGTTTAAACTGTTTACTTTCTCCGCTCATGTAATTTCTTTGAGAGAAGATACAGTGCTTTAGCTGCACAATGAGGCAC